ACGAATCACTGCCCCGGAGGCCGGAGCAGTACTAAAGGCAATAGTAGTGGCGGTGGCTAATGAATATGCAGTTGTATCTACACCATCAAGGCTAACCTTAATGTCTGTAGTTTTTAGATATGGAAATGTAAATGAATAGTTCGTTGTCGAACCATTTCCTGTGTATGTGTTTTGTGTAGTTGCCATTACGCATTAAATGCCAAAGTTCTTCTTAACGTATTCAAGATATCCCTTATGTCCTTCTACATCACCTCTTCGCATGTATTCCTGTGATCGTCTCTGTACTTCCTGCTTACGTTGAATTGTAGTTTTAAATCTGGAGTGAACCAGAGCATCTTTAATTGCATCCCTAAGCGCGGAATCAAGTTGCCTATGTACGCTTAAGAAATCACTGGTATCAGGACTAGTCCCTTCTGCTCTAGCTTCTTTAAACTTTCTCCTAAACTCTTTACCTTCAACAGAATGCATTATGAATTTAATTCGCTTTTTGAAAAGTTCATTCTTTCCGATAATGCTAAGAAGATCAGAGCGTTGTTCGTTGGTTAGTTTTACACCACGTCCATCCGTTTCAAGAGTCGGCACAGCATCATATTCAATATCAATCAAGAATTGTTTTTCAGGACTGATCTGACCACTTTCCTTCCACGGTGTATAGGTGTTCCTAATCCGTGCAAAGAAGTTATCAGGTACGTTCACTTCACCACCATCAATCCAGTCGTACTTAGTAGGTAGCGTGCTCTTCATGAATGGCATGCGATTGATAATCATGCTTGCCATATCGTTGTTGATTTCTTTCATTCCTGGATCCATCAGCCTGGCAATTTCTGCCATCTGGCTTGAACCTCTTACAGCTGACGCTGTGAGGAAGCTAGAACTCCAACGATTAATTGCACCTACATCACCTCTCACCACATCTAGGAATGGCTCAAGACCTGCCATATAGGTCTTATCAGTGAAGGAAGCAGCAAATACAAACGATGCTCTCTTCAGAAGCTCTCCAATATTATTAGGAGCTAGTACATCCATGTTGTCACCAATATCAGCAACCAAAGCTAGATAATTGGTGATCGGTCCTAGACCGTCATAGCTATACCACTTACCATCCAGACCTTTGATTGATCTTGGTTTCCAGCCAGCTTCACGTCTTGTCTTTTGGACTTGTCTGTTGTAGTGACCATTGCCATGCAATCTGTCGTCTAACATCAAACCAACTGCACTGGTAGTCGCCAGGAATCCAATTGCCTTTCTTCCTTTAAGGTCAGCACGAATCTCTTCATACTTACCTCGTACTTCCATTGGGTCGCTTACATCAACACCTCGTGCTGTAAGCAAGTCCATTACCTTCTCAGTTTCCATATCATCGAATGGAAGCCTGAAGGCATTCATATCTTTAACAAACAATCCAAGTGGATTATAAGAAAGAGTCAACGCCATTTCGTTGATTGGTGTTTTGGTAAATAGAAGGAATGGTTTGAGGATTGGCATCCTCCTGATCATCATCGACAAGTCATCATTAGCTGCATTGTCAAGATTCAGTGAGATCTCACCAGCTGCATATTGAACGGCTTTATCGGTGATAATTCCGTCTTCATTGAACATACTTGCATGGGCTTCTTTAAAGTGAGCTTCTGCTGCTTTAGCATCAAACTTACCAGTACCACCCTTAGTGACTCTGTCAAAGGCTCTACCTTTAGCTTCAAAGTCAGCAATCATAGATTGAACAAATCCATCCATTGCCTGCATAGACCTAGTACCCAATCTCAGTGTTGGATGGTCAGCAAGGTCATTCATTGCAGTGATTTGTTCCATAAGCATTTGTGGTCCAAACTCACCTTTAGCTGCTTTAGCATCGGCAAATGCAGTCAGGACTTCAATTTGCTTTTGATTCCTTAGTCCAACATCATCACGTACAGCAATGACATTTTGATCTAATGCAGAACGCTTAAAGATTTGATTGGCATAACCGAACCCTCTCCTTATAGAATCAAGCGAACTACTGTATTGGTACATGGCACGTCTGATCTTTTGAACGTCGCCCGTTGCCAAAGCACCTGCAAACTGACGTATAGGTTTCTCAACCAACAGGTGACCTCCAGAGATGATTGCCTTGATTGGCGTAGAGAATGCACTAAGAGTTGAGTTATAGACATTCGCGTAGAACGCTCTGTTGATTACTGACGGAATCTCTGCTTGGCCATCAATAAATGCTTTACTCCAAATGGAAGTTGATTGTTTGACGTAGTTATTCAGAGATGTCAGAGTTTTGACATTACCATCTGTCAGTTCATAAGCCATCATCAAAGGAGTAAGCATTTCAGGATTAGCATCCTTAATTGCTCGCAAACCATCTACGGTTTCCTTTGATTCCATAGCAATACGTCTGAGAGCTGCTCCGGTTGGATCAGTGTCACCTTTAATTAGATTCTCAATCCGCTTCCTGGCCGCATTATCAAATGCCTGTGAACCTTTCTGTGTCAATCTCTGCCACAGGTTCAGCATATTCAATGATCTACCACGCACATAGGATGTCATACCCTTCTGAGCCATCAGGAACTCAACTCGATCCAGTACCTGCTCTTGAGCACGTTGGATTGAACCTGAACCTTCTGTAAGACGCATACCTTGTGCAGTGTCACTAATTTGACCTGCTACGGATGTACCTACATATGCTCTGGCCCTTGCTTCATCCATATTGATGAAGTCATCCATGTACTTTTTGATAGCTCCCATGACACCCGCATAAGCCTGATCACTTAACTCAGGTGTTCCAGTCGATACGTTGGTTCCCTGTATCGTTACTCCTTTGTATGTACTTCCAGGGTTGATAGTATTTTTGAGTTGTACAAGGTCCATCTCATAGAAGTCATTGGCAAGTTGTTCGCCTACTTCCATGACCTCATCAAAGGTTACATATTTCCCAGGAGCATACTGGTAGCTATATTGCCCAGCATCCTGAAGGGTTGATGCAAGACCTTTAATAATTAGCTCTCCATTCTCTCCGCTTTCGTTCGCAAACTTAAGCGCACCTTCTGACATAACACTTCCAACACGTCCATAGGTCGAGTTGTAGTTCTTAGCGATACGTACTACATCAACAGAAGCACCGACAACACCGAGATCATCAACCGATCTAATTCCTGATTCTTGATACCCATATACGTCATGGTATCCAAAAGATGGTTCGTTAATATCGACTGATTTATCGAAGTTATACCCTCCGATTTCATCTAGTTCATCTGATCGCTTGGCAGCAGATCTTGTAACTGCATCTTCTGGAGTTTCATCAATCTCTATGTTTTTCTCAAACCATGTCTTGGCTTTCTCGTTTTCAGGTTTCCATCCCCTTTTAATACTTCTGTGTGTTGCATCCACACCACCAAACAGCTTTTGAAAGCCTTGAATAAAGTCCATAGCGATGCCTAGGTAGGCACCTTCCATCACGTTCTTACCACGCTTTACATCAGGACTGTCGGTATCTAAGGTTGAAACATTGTCTGGAATCCAACCCCACGTTCGTGGGTATGACTTCTTTAGAAAGCCTGTGAGGTTGTCATCTGTTTGATTGAATTCAACTGTGTAGTCAACAGCAGCACCTGTTCCAGCACTGAATAGAGCACTTCCTGCCCACTTAACAAACGGATCATTAAGTAGTTTTGATGCCCTAGCACTTTTAACACTTGCTGCTGCTTGTCCTAACCGCGCTGTACCCAAACCACCTAAGGCAATTGTAGGTAGTACAACGGAAGACATCTCCCGTACAGTTTGAGTGACTTCATCTTCAAACTTAGGTACTTTTGGAATGTTGACTTTAGGAAGAAGATTAATTGCATCCACTGTAAAGTCAGCAAGTCCAGCTCCTGGTGCAGAGAGACGTTCCATTACTTGTTCAGTGCCGCCTGCTAGGTTCTCTTCAAACTCAGCCTGACGTTCACCAGAGGCAGCACCTTCCCTAATCTCCTGTCTCGCTACATCCCTTTTTAGAAAAGGTACTTGCTGTCCAAAAAGATTAGTTTGATATTCAATATCTTCAGCAGGGTACATCTTACCGCCATATTCAACCATCCCTTCTGGTGTTTGAATAAGCTCATTCGTGCCTTGCTCAATCTGCTGCTGAGCTGACGCTTGAGCTTCATTGGCAGCAATCTCGTTTTGTAACCTTCTTTCTTCCGCTTCACTTGCTTCGATTCTGGCTTGGATCGCTAAGCGTTCTTCCTCCGTCAGCTCAGAATCGGGATTCATTAGGTCTTCTTCATTCATAATTTATTTAAGAGACTTGA